GAGTTTTGATCTTGATTCAATTCAAGATATGTGGGAGAAAGACGCAAAACTAGACAGAGACAACCTCCATGAGGAGTCTCTGAATATTCCCTCTCTTCACGCAAAATATTTTGAATTATATAATACCATCTTCCTGATGCGGAAGAAAGCAGAACAACAGAAAAAAAATATTCGTCATGAGAGGTATGAATACTTCAGTGGCAAAGCAGATCCAGATGTCTATGTGGAAAATCCGTTTCCAAAAAAGATTCGTGACAAGGATACAATGCAGAAATACCTTGACGCTGATGAAAAATTGTCTAAAGTGTGTTTGAAGATAGATTACTACGATACAATGTTAGTGTATCTTGAAAGTATCTTAAAGCAGATAACTAATCGTACATTTCAAATTAAAAACGCAATTGAATTCATGAGGTTTAATTCAGGACTAGGATAATGAATGAAGAATTCGAACCAAGTCACGAATATGACTACTCAGTCAATTTAACAATAGAAGATATTCGTCTTTTACACCATTGTGTACAGGAAACTATTAAGTATTGGCCTGGTGCTCCTGCCAGACATCCAATGGAACAGGAGCACCTTTGGTATTTGAGAGATTCTTTGTATAGAATGATATTAGAATATAAGTTTGAGAATCTGTAATAAATATTATTAGATGAATGGATTGTTGTGAGAACGACGGACCTTGTTATTTCAAAATCCAACGAAGTTTTTCTAAAAATAAACACTGAACCTCATATCGAATACGAACTGAGGGATCATTTTAAGTTTGAAGTTCCAAATGCGAAGTTCATGCCACAGTATCGTGGTAGAAATTGGAACGGAGAAATTCATTTATATGACATGCGTTCTAAGCAGATCTATGTGGGTCTGTTAGATAAAATTGTGAATTTCTGTAAGCAATACGGATATAGTTATAAGTTTGAAGATAACAAATTCTACGGGACACCATATGAGGAGAATGATGGTATCTCGTATGAGGGTGTAAAAGATTATATGAGTTCTATTTGTTCTCACTCTCCGAGGAAGTATCAAATAGAGGGAGTATTCGACGCTCTAAAACATAATAGAAAACTATTGATATCTCCCACTGCCTCAGGCAAATCTTTGATGATTTACTCTCTCGTAAGGTATTATGTAGACAAAGGTCAAAAAATCTTGCTAGTTGTTCCGACGACATCCCTAGTAGAGCAGATGTATAAGGATTTCCTAGACTATGGTTGGGATGCTGATTCATATTGTCATCGTATCTATTCTGGTCGAGATAAAAGTAATGAAGCTTCTGTAACTATCACTACTTGGCAATCAGTATATAAACTTGAGCGTTCTTTCTTTGAGGAATATAATGTAATTATAGGCGATGAAGCGCATTTATTCAAGTCCAAGTCATTAATACAGATCATGACCAAACTACATCACGCAAAGTATAGATTTGGTTTTACTGGAACTTTAGACGGCACACAGACGCATAAGTGGGTGTTAGAGGGTCTCTTTGGTCCGTCATATAGAGTAACAAGAACTGATGAGTTGATGCAGCAAGGTCATCTATCACAATTAGATATACAATGTCTGGTTCTCAAGCACTTACCACAAACATTTGGTACTTATGAGGATGAGATACAGTATTTAATCTCTCATGAACAACGTAATAATTTTATTAAGAATCTAGCACTAGATCTCAAAGGCAATAGTCTTGTTCTTTTCCAAAGAGTTGAAAGTCATGGAGCAGTTCTCTATGAAAAGATAAATAAAAACAAGGGTGAGAACCGTAAGGTATTTTTTATACATGGTGGAGTAGACGCAGAGGAGAGAGAATTAGTCAGAGAAATCACAGAACGAGAAAACAACGCTATCATTGTTGCCTCTTATGGAACTTTTTCTACTGGTATCAACATTAAAAACCTCCATAATGTTATCTTTGCCTCTCCAAGTAAATCAAGAGTCCGTAATCTTCAAAGTATTGGACGAGTTCTTAGAAAAGGAAAAGACAAAGTAAAAGCAACTCTGTACGACATCTCTGATGATTGTTCAACCAAGTCCAGAAAAAATTACACACTAAACCACTTTATTGAAAGAATTAAAATCTACAATGAAGAGAAATTTAATTATGACATAATCACTATTCAATTAAAGGTATGATAGAAGACGATTTTTTCTCAACAGTCAAACTAAAATCAGGTGAAGAGATATTTGCTAAAGTTGCTGCTTCAGAAGAAGATGGCAGAACGATGCTATTGATTACCAATCCAATCATTGTAAATGAGATAAAAGGTAAAACAGGAACAGTTGGATATAAAGTAGAACCTTGGTTAAAGACAACCACTGAAGATATGTTTATTATCAATCTAGATGATGTATTGACGATGAGTGAATCTAATGATATAGAAATGATAATGATGTATCAGAACTATGTTCGCTCATCAAAGAAAGATACAAATACTAAAATTAATCGTAGAATGGGATATGTTGGCAACGTACATGATACTAAAGAACTCTTAGAGAAGATCTTTAATAAAACCTCAGATACTTAATAGTATTCTTATCAACCTCCACAAAGGTAATTGTACAGGTATTTCAGAACCTTGTCAAGTGTTGTTTTATAATCACCATTGTGGTATAATTCATACATATTATGAGATAAACTTATGATAAAACCAGGCATGGCAAAAAGAAAAAGATCGGAACACTATGTTAATAACAAGGAGTTTCTGGCAGCACTGATTAAGTATCGTGAAGACAAAGAGATTGCATTATTAAAGGATCTTCCTAAACCTCCTATCCCTCGCTACATTGGGGAGTGTTTCTTGAAGATTGCAAACCATCTATCATTTAAACCAAACTTCGTCAATTACATGTTCAAAGAGGACATGATCTCTGACGGAATTGAGAACTGCGTTCAGTATATACATAATTTTAACCCAGAGAAATCCCAGAATCCTTTTGCGTATTTCACTCAGATTATTCATTACGCTTTTCTGCGTCGTATTCAGCGAGAGAAAAGACAGTTAGAAATCAAGAATAAAATCATTGAACGCTCCGGTTACAGCGAAGTGTTTGATGATAGCAATACTCTTGACGGATCTAATTATTCCGACTACAATCAAATCAAAGATGCTGTGCATTCCAAACTGCGTTATTGATGAAAGTCGCAATAATTACAGATCAACATTTTGGTGCTAGAAAGAATTCAAAACTATTCCATGAATATTTTCTGAAGTTCTATAATGAAGTGTTCTTCCCTTATCTTGAGGAGCACGGAATTACTACCATTGTTGATATGGGAGATACCTTTGATAGTCGTAAGGGCATTGATTTTTCTGCGTTAGCCTGGGCGCAGAAGAACTACTATGACCGCTTGCGTGAAATGGGTGTCACCATTCATACTGTTGTTGGAAATCATACAGCATATTATAAGAACACCAATAATATCAATGCTATTGATTTATTGCTTCGTGAGTATGAAAATGTTATTGTGTACTCGGAACCAACCGAAGCAAAACTTGGTGATCTAAACGTAGCATTTATTCCTTGGATTAATGATGAAAATTCTGAAGATACTTTCAAGCTTATCAAAAATACTTCTAGCATATGTGCGATGGGGCACCTTGAACTCCGAGGATTTAGAGTTAATCGTGCAGTCGTCATGGAGCAAGGTATTGAGAGCAAACTATTTGAGAAGTTCTCCAAGGTCTTCAGCGGTCACTACCACACTCGATCGTCTATAGGAGATATTCATTATCTTGGCAATCCTTATGAGATGTTCTGGACGGACGTGAATGATACTCGTGGTTTCCATATCTTTGATACAGAAACCTTAGAGCACACTCCTGTTAATAATCCATTCAAACTATTCCATAACATTTACTATGAGGACACTCCTCATCAAACGTTTGATACTCGTGAGTATGAGGACAAGATTGTCAAAGTAGTTGTTCGTAAAAAATCAGACACCAAGAAGTTTGAGAAGTTCGTTGACAAACTTCAGACATCAAATGTCGCTGATCTAAAGATTGTTGAAAACTTTGATTTTGGTGGATGGTATGATAAAGTAGAGTCTGATACGTTTGAATCAGAGGATACTCTGACGATTTTGAATAGATACATTCAAGAGGCAGATGTGCCTTTGGATAAATCCTTAATTCAAAAAACTATTCATGAGGTGTATCAAGAGGCATGTGAGTTGATCTAATGTATATCATTACAATTCATGGTCAGGAGAAAGAGGGGGCATATTCGGTAACAGATGATGATGGCGATCAAATCCTTTACCTGTTTGATGAGGAGGATGATGCGATGAGATATGCTATGATGATGGAAGACCAAGGTAGTCCTGAGATGCATGTGATTGAAGTAGAAGATGATATAATGATAAAAACTTGTGAATTTCATGATTACAGGTATACTGTTATCAGTTCCCATGACTTTGTGATCCCGCCTAAAGAAGAGCATGATTTTATTTGAATGTATTCGTTGGAAAAATTTTCTCTCCACGGGAAATCAATTCACTGAACTATCGTTTACTGAACACACAACAACTCTCATTCTAGGAACGAATGGGACAGGTAAGTCCACCATGTTGGATGCGCTTACCTTTTCTTTGTTTGGTAAACCATTTCGTAAGATTAATAAACCACAACTTGTCAACTCTGTCAATGAGAAAGATTGTCTAGTAGAGGTTGAGTTCTCTATTGGTGGAACAAAGTGGAAAGTGGTGCGTGGTATCAAACCAAATACCTTTGAGATATGGCGCAACAATTCTCTGTTGGATCAAGCTGCCTCTGCCATTGATCAGCAGAAATGGTTTGAGCAGAATGTGATCAAGATGAACTATAAGTCTTTCACTCAGATTGTGATTCTGGGTAGTAGTAACTTTGTTCCTTTCATGCAACTTCCTATCAACAGTAGGAGAGAGGTGATTGAAGATCTTCTTGACATTAAGATCTTTTCATCGATGAATGCAATTCTCAAAGAGAAGATCCGTCAAGTCAAAGAAGAAGTCAAAGTCTTTCAACTTAAGAAAGAATCTTTAGAAGATAAAGTTAAGATGCAGAAGAACTTTATCGAAGAACTTGAAAATCGTGCTGCGGAAAATATCAAGAGAAAGGAGAGTCAGATCTCAGAACTTTTGGTTGAAGAAAACAAGTTCATGAATGAGAATATTAAAATCGTAGAAGAACTTGATGATTTTAATAAAGTGTTGAGTTCATATGTGGGAGCAAATGATAAACTCCGTAAACTTGGTAACCTTAAGGGTAAGATTTCTAACAAAGTATCAACCATTACGAAGGAACATAAATTTTTTACAGAGAATACGGTATGCCCGACCTGTGATCAGGAGATTGAAGAAACCTTCAGAATAAATAGAATTAACGACGCTCAAACTAAAGCAAAGGAGTTGCAATCTGGTTTTAAAGAACTGGAAGAGGCAATTAAAGAGGAAGAAGAGCGAGAGCGTCAATTCACCACCCTATCGAAGGAGATCTCAAAACTCAATAATGACATTTCTCAAAACAATGTTAGGATTGCTGGATGTCAACGACAAATCAGTAATCTGGAATCGGAAGTTCAAAGAACTGCCGAGCAACTTGCAAACAGAAATACTGAAGATGAGAAGTTAACAACCTTCAAGGACAACTTAAAAACTACATACGACGAATTACTCAACAAAAAGGAGACGATCAACTACTACGATTTTTCGTTTAGTTTACTTAAAGACGGTGGAGTCAAATCCAAAATCATTAAGAAGTACCTACCGCTGATAAATCAGCAAGTCAATCGTTATCTACAGATGATGGACTTTTACATCAACTTCACACTTGATGAGGAATTCAACGAAACCGTCCAATCTCCAATTCATGAGAACTTTTCATATTCTTCTTTCAGCGAGGGAGAGAAGATGAGAATCGACCTAGCACTTCTCTTCACTTGGCGTGAAGTAGCAAGAATGAAGAACTCGGTCAATACCAATCTACTCATCATGGATGAGGTGTTTGATAGTTCTCTTGATGGTCTCGGAACAGAAGAATTTCTGAAGATCATTCGGTTCGTAATTCAAGATGCTAATATATTTGTGATCTCTCACAAGTCTGACCTGCATGACAAGTTTGCTAATGTGCTACGATTTGAAAAGATCAAAGGGTTCAGTAGAATGGTCAATTCGTTGGAGATGTAAATGACTACCCCAAACTGGCAGCATCACTCCAGGAAGGAACAGAAAAGAAAACTCAAACCACAAGCGATGAGGTCTAGACGCGAAGCGTTAAGACACTTTAAGAAGAGGCACATAACCTCCCGGAAACGGGGGGTTTCCTTTTATCATGGGTTCATACGAAACGAAA